ACCTGAGGGCCAGAAGCGATACCCATGTTGTTCACGAGAGCACGAGCCGCTGCGTTACATACGTTCTGGATGTCTTCGATGATTTCAGGGATACCCTTACCCCAGAAAGCGCCGGGGCACTTGATGAACGAAGTCTTGCAATAAGGCTTCTGACCCAGTGGGTCATAGTTCAACACAGCCTTGATGACGTAGTTACCAATCATCCAGACGTTGGCATCGTACTCTTGGGCTTCATCAGGAACTTCTTCCTCAGTCAGACCCCACTCACGAAGCATCTTGCCGGAGACCTTACCCCAGAACTCAAGTGCATCGAACACATCGGTCGGACGCATGTACGAGTAGAACTTGCGCTCCTCCTCGTTCTTGATGAGTTCCACGTCTTCGTTAATCCAAGATGGGCCAGAGCCTTCTTCTAGGATACGACGGATAGCATCCTCGTCATAGCCCGGCACACCAATAAGGTCTGACAGGTCTGAACGAGAAAGAGGGTGATGCTCGAACAAGTAGCCTTCTTCGATGCGAGTGATGCCCGGCTCAGGATAAATACGGAACGGGTCAACGCGCTCGAACTCAGGAGCTAGACGTTCAGTCGGCTCGACAACAGTCTTACCCATGACGGTCTTCCAACCGAGGGTACGCTGACGACGAACAATCGGGCCTTTGATGAAGGCCGCAGGGAAAGTCACGAGGTCAGTCACGAAGTCGTTGAATGAATCAGCCCAGCCGCCTTGAGCGAACTGGTCTTCAATCTTCAGCTTCATCTTGTCAGCACGGTTCTGTGCGTCTTGCAAAATCTTGAAGCGATAGTCTTGCGAGACCATCTCTTTAATCTGTGCCATCTCCTCTTTAGTAGGAGCTTTCTGATTCTCTTGCAACATCGTCAACACTTCGTTGGCGAAGATGTCTTGAATCTCACGACGGTCGTTCGGGGACAAATCAGGAATCGGGGTGGGCACAATATCCCACGGTGGAGTACCACTATCGAGCAAGATGTCACGTAGCCAAGATTCCGCTGCGCGGCACTTGACTTCAGTAATCATCATGTAAATCTCTGAGCCGCCTTGCGCTTTAATCTGCTGCAACTTGTCAGGCTCGTACTGTCCGTTACGCTGACGTAGCGCACGCAACATCTCATCTTCAATTGGCTTCTTGGCAATCTTCGCCACATCCCAGCACATACGAATATGCTGCGACAGCCCCAACACCATTGGTTGGTTCTGACGTTCCTGCAAAGCCTGCGCCGCTGCTTCCTCGTCTTGTTTGTCGAGTTCAGCGTTGGAGACTACACGGAGGAAAGTTAGGCCTGCCATTGATACCTCGGTTATTTCTTCTTGCGTTGTTTAGCGTATTCAATCATATCGCTCGCGTACAACAGTGTACTCTTAGGCGTCAACATTGTCGCGGTCTTTACGAGCGAGTCCATTGTAAGGCTACTTGAAGCCGCTTTTGGCATCGCAGCTTTCTCAGATGCTTTTGGTAGTGCAATCTGCACTGCTTTCTGCGTTAGTGCAGGTACTTTGGTGTAGATGGGGTCAGACTTTGTTTCACCGGGAAGCACGTTACCAGTGCGAATCGCAGCATTTGCCATACGGCGGTTGTATGCGTTCCAACGGTCAGTGCTGAGCTTTTCAGCTTCAGCTTTAAATTCTTCGCCGTAGTACTTCACATCTGTCGGCTTAGCAATCTCAGGCATTGCCGTAGTTTTTGCAGCTTCACCGTAACCAACGGTAGGAGCTTTCGCAAATTCCTCCATCGTGGTGTCGTATGCGTCGTACTCTAAACCTGTTTTTGCTGCGGAAGGTGCAGGAGTCGCGGGGCGTGGAAGCTGAACACTACGACCTTGAACACCTTGTGGGGGTACTCTAACATTGACTATACCTTCCCGCACGATACCGCCGTCCTTGTACCCCTTTACAGGAGTAGACGTAGCCCCCATCTTCGGATTACTGTTACTGTAGGATAGAACTTTTGCCATTTAGTCCTCCTCAGTATCAGGACGTTTATTTGTCTTGTACTCTTGGACTTCCATGATGTCCTTAATAGTCATCACAGGTGGTTTCCACTCAAGAGGTTCATACTGCTTAGGCTTACCAGCAAGGCCACTGTTATCCATCTTCTCGTTGTCCGAAAAGATTTTTGAAGTCTTCGTAACCTTAACTTTTGCCATTACAGCCTCCTGATTCGCAACCTACCACATATTGTAGGTTGCACATGACAGGAAGTATACACATACTCAAAAATAAAGTGCAAGCAAAAAAATCCCCCGGAGCGAACTCGACGGGGGTAAGTCCCTTGGAGGGGAGGTGACAACTGCCTGCTTGCAGTACCACCATCATATCAAGTCCACCCCGCAGATGCAACAGGGCGAATGTCGCGCCGCTGCGGCATGTGATGTCCTTCACCTACCGAGGCGATATGCAGCATCAGATACTGCAACGCTTCAGCTACGTGCGAATGTTTGTTCTTGTCGATGTCGCCGTCACCCTTGGGTTTGTACCTATACCCACCCATCATGGCAGCCTTAAGCTGTGTGCACCCGGGGTCAAGTAAGAACGCTGGGTCGCCGTCAACTTGACGCATGAGATAGTCGTCCACCGCATTGAGTCGGGCTGACACATTGTTGGTCTTGGCAGGTATGACCTTAAGCCCTTCGGCCTTAATGATGTCAACCGCACTGCGCTCGTCGGTCTGCGCCCGCTGCACACCCGCAGGGTCAACGACCACTAGGATGGGTGCACCACCGAACCGCTCGTAAATCATGGGCTTGAGCATGGTGCGCACAAAACGCTGAATACCCATGTCAAACGATACACACTCGCCAAGTATCAGCGCCCGACCACGGGGGTCTTGCTGTCCGATGACTGCGGCGGGGGTAAGTCCCAAGTCCATGCCGATGACAATAGGGCGCACACCGTTGTTGATGTGGCGGAGCCTTTGCTTGGCCATGTGGTAGTCCGGTCTGAAGTATTTGTAGACGGGCATACCAGCAGACGACAGACCGTACTCGCCGTCGATGTAGACACGGATGTATTCTTCCGAGCGACCTTGGGTATCGTAGTATCCATCTGGCAGATTCTCCACGTTCTCCGCATACACGCTTCGACCGGACGGTTGCTTGAACACATCCCAGCCGTTGTCGTTGGCAGACACACCATCTTTGGGGTCAAGCCCCTCCATCTGGTAGTACCACCACGTATCCATAGTCGGTGGGTTGGTATCGCCCCACATCCCATGCCACGTCGGGCCACCGTCTTTGGCAGACGGGAATCGCCCAATACGCTTAGACATCGCATCCACAATGTCAGGGTGAATGTCTCGGCACTCGTTGAACCAAGCAAATGTCAATTCCAAGGAGTTCAAGTTGGCAACGTCATCCGCATCGTCAAGGGCACGGAACATAATCTCGCACTCGACATCACCCACTTTGAAGAAGTAAGTCTTGGTCGTACGCATGTACTGACCACACTGCCCCGGCGGAAACCAGTCCAAGAAGGTCTTGATGGTCGTATCCTGCAACTGACGTGCAGTCTCACGGACAATCGCTGCCCGTGTTCTGCGTATCCCTTGGGCGTTGGGCACTTGCATACTGGCCCTGCGAATAATCTCGAACGATGAAGTCACTGACTTGCCCGAGCCGACTGGCCCCATCAGTACTCGCATCTTGGCGTCGGACGCCATGAATTTCTTCCCCGTTGGGGGTGGTGTGTAGTTAACGTCAAGTGCCACTGTGTACCTCCACTAGCATCACAAGGTAGCTGTTACCCTTGCGTTTGTGTTTGATGATTTTGGTTTTGTACGACAGACCTAGCCACTTGAGGTTGGTCTCCATGTTGTGCGCTTCGCTGGCAGAGGCAAACCTTGCCGCTCTCATGCCCTCGTACGTCTCTGTAAAGTGGTACTCAATCGCCGATGGCAGGAACATCTGTGGCCTCAATTACGTCAGCTTCAATCGTACGGGCGTCCTTCGGGTCTGGCCCCAAGTTGATGGTGATGCGCACGCCACCAGTCCCACCTTCAGTACCCACTTCAGTCTTCGGCTCTAAGCCGCCCCACTTGACCGTGGATTTAATCAGGTCAGCTTTTACTGCGGGGGATACGGCTGGGTCGTGAATCAACATCCAAGAAGTTGTCAGGAGTTCTTCCGCTTGGGCACGGGCCTTGAGCTTGAACGTCAGACCCTTTTCCTGAATCTCGCCTCGATAATGCTCGACCTTCTTCAAGAACACCGGGTCGGTGTTGAAGTTGATGATGTCAGATGCGGCTATCTTGTGACGTGTCATGACCTCTTGCAAGGTCTCGCCGCTACCCTCCAGTGTGAGGGCAATGTCGAACGCCAGCCTATCTGACCACTTGGTGTGGTGTAGTGGTAGGGTATCCATGCTCGCAATATAACACAGCAACTTACTTGGGTGTCAACAGATTCGGTTATATGGAGATTAGGAGAGTTATCGGTTTTAGCTAACTTTACACGTTCCTTTTTTTGGGTCTTGGTTTAAGCGGTTTACCTATATAGGGGCGGGGGTCAAAAACGCAATCCATGTACCCCCCGTCTGACCAAAGCCAAAGCAAAGCCAAAAACAAAAAACAAAGCGCATCGAAGCCTTGATTTCAGGCGTATTTGACATTTCTGTAAAGTTTAGGCAATCTGAATTTGTCGATGCAATTCGCACCGACCCGCCGAAAGCGGAATGTTCTTTAACCTTGTTAGGAGTTATACCATGAGTGAACGCACTCCGACCGCTAAGCGGTCAATCGCCCCCGTCACTGTGACGGTTGAAATCACAGCTACTCGTATCAACGAGAACGGGACACTAAGCGGGATAACCGCCAAAGTGGTAAAGCAAAGCGTCAAGGGCAACGAGTTTAAAACCTCAGTGCCCCCAATGGCAGGCGGTGCAATCTACCTGAAAGCCCTGAGCTTAGACGGATTGCAGTTACTGTCAGACGATGAGCCGAAGGCGACAGCCGTAAAGCGTAAGTTGTTCTAACCCCAACCCCGACTGGTGACAGCAGTCGGGTTTCTTTTGAAACCATGAGGAGAAATCCAATGAAGGTACGTAAAGCAGAGTTGCACAGGTTCTGTGTGCAGTGGATAGAAGGCGATTCAATCTTCTTTCGCTGGTTCAAGCGTGACAAACAAGCCATGCAGTTCCAACAAGAGTTGATTGATGACGGAATCCCGATGCAGGATGTCCGAGTCACGATGAAGTAAACCACAGCAGGGGAGAAATCCCCTGCTTTACAGGAGAAACACATGAAAGCGAAGATACTTGACGTAGTAGGAGCAGTTGTAATGGGCATAGTCCTAGGATGTATGCTTGCAGGATGGCCGTTCTACCCACTCTAACCACACAGCCCACCGAAAGGTGGGTTTTTTTACGTCTAAAACTTTACATTTTATGTATATTATATATAAACCATACGCCGGGGGGTGCAGCCATGACAAGTTTAGCGCATAAATGTAAAGTAATGGTGGGGTATAGCGTTTAATCCATGAGCAATCTAAGACATATGGCACATTTAGATTGTTGTAAGGTTTAACTTGACACGTTGGAAGCCAGTGTTTATGCGGGTCTAAGCCATTCTGTAGTAGAGTTAATCTAAATAATCTAAATAATCTATCTGATTCACACATATACCCTTTCATCTAGGGGTAAGACTGTAAAGTTAAGGAGGGCGGGTACAAGTTGTTGCGTGTTGTCACACAAACCTTACAAGATTATTTGACTTTTTTAGATTATTGCCCCGTAAGTTGTTGATTCTTTTAGGTATTCCTAACAATCTAAGTTTTGTATTTGACAGTTGTCTT